ATAATGATGTGTTTATTCCTACTGCAACAGCAGGTGATACTCTAGCTGATAGAGGTATAACACACGATTGGACTGAAAAGATAGACGTTTCAGAAATGAAGCTTATGCCTTTAACTGACCTAAACAAAAAGACTATTTTTAAGTTTGTTGAAGATGAGGACGACTTTGCTTTTATGAATTACAAAAGACAAGTGGGCGGTCATTTATACGGAAGTAAAAAATATGACGCTTTAGAGTTTACTATACTATCAGGAGAAGACGAAATAATTGCAGAACCTTTTGCCGCTACAGTAGTAAAACCTTTAATGTCACAATATGCTGATTTAATAACTCCTGCGCTTTATGCTATGAGTGAAGACGAAGTTACTAAAGGTTTTGAAAATAGTCCTAGAATAATGTTTAACAATGGGATAAAATCAACTGTATATGATTATTATATACCTGCGCAAAATGGTTTAACTTCAGCAAACCTTACAGAATATTTACAATTTAGTCATTTAACAGATATACCTACTATTCAAGCAACACCCACAGTAGCAGGTTCTCGTGACTTTCACTTTGGACAATGTCAGTTAATACAGCCTGTAGGTTCGCCTGTAAACGATAATCTATTTAATTTGTATTGGTTACCTTATTACTCAGAGCTTTACAATCCTGATACTAGAATTATGACAATCAAAGTTAATTTAAGTCCTTCAGATATTAATACTTTTAAATTTAACGATACAGTATTTATTAAAAACAGAACATTCAGAGTAAACAAAATTGACTACAAACCAAACGACTTAGCAACAGTTGAATTTATACTTATACCATAATGAGCAAAGTAAGAACAATACCATATTTAACAGGGTTTGATGTAAAGCCTTCTTCAACTTCACCAATAGGAGTTGTAACGTTTACTGATGGAACAAACGAAATAATACCTAATCAGCTACAATGTGAAGCTTACGGATATACTTACGATAAAGCTTCAGGAACTTGCTCAATATTTAGATTTAATACAAATTTAAACAGGAGCTTTAGTAATGAAACTAATAAACTTCAGGGAGTAGGAAATACGACTGAAACAGGAACAAATAATACTTACATAATAGGTGAGAACAATACAGTAAAAGGTTTATCAAGAAACAACATAGTTGTAGGAAACAATAACGAAATAGCAAACGGAGTAAACAATGCAAACGTCTATGGTACTTTAGGAGAAGCTACAGCGGATAACTCTATAGTCTTAGGGGGTAACGTAGCTGCTGACTTATTAGGTGAAAGGCAAAGCATACAAGTAATATATGGAATACAAACGACAAACGGAACAAATACTGTAAGTTATCTTAATAACACAACTGATAAACTCTTAGCCGTTCCTGAGAACTCAGCAATGTATTTTCACGCTGACGTAATAGCTTTAAGAGTAGGCGGAACAGGAACAGGAAATTTAGGTGATTATGCAAGTTGGGTAGAAAGAGGAGTTATAATAAATGAAAGCGGAACGCTAAGTATAAAAAGAGAACGTGATGCAATCAAAAGTAATGGAACGGTTACTAATTGGCAACCTACAGGGATAGTATCAGGAACTAACTTTGCTATGAGAGTAAGAGGGGCAACAGATGTAACTTTAGAATGGTGTAGTAACATAACATTCACACAAATTAAAACAGGAGTAGCACTTTAAAAATAAAGATATGGCACAAGAAGAAATTGTATTAAATGTAAAATCAGACATAGGGAAGGTTGTAAAGCAAACTGAAAAGCTTGAAGGTGCTACTAAAAAAGGTAAAAGTGGTTTTAAAGGACTTGGCACTGCTATTAAGGGAGTAGGTACAGCATTAAAAGCAGCAGGTATAGGAATTATTGTTGCTTTATTAGCAAAATTGATGGAAGTATTCAGTAGTAATCAAAAAGTGCTAGATGCTTTTGATACAGGAATGACTGCTTTAACTATTGCGTTCAATGACTTGTTTAATTTCCTAAATGATAATATTGGAGCTTTTACAGGCTTCTTTAAAGGTATATTTGAAGACCCACAACAAGCTTTAAAAGATTTTGGGGATATGATAAAAAACAACCTTATAGAAAGGTTTAATAGTCTTTTAGATACTTTTGGTTATGTAGGTAGTGCTTTATCAGCTTTGTTTAAAGGAAACTTTGGAGAAGCAGCAGACTTTGCTAAATTAGCAGGTAAGGAATTAGTAGATGTAGCAACAGGAGTAGACAATGCTTTTGACAAAACAGTTGAAACAATTACTAAAGCAACAGAAGCTGTAACTGATTATACTAAAAAAACTTTAAACACAGCAAAAGCAATAACAGAAACAAATAAAGCAGCAGCAAGAGCAGCAGTTGAGTTTGCTAAGTTAAACGCTCAGTACTTAAAAGATGCTGAGGTACAAAGACAAATAAGAGATGATGAAACTAAAACTTTTACAGAAAGAATTGAAGCTAATAACAAGTTAAATGACATACTTGCAGAACAACAAGAACTTCAAAGAGAACAAGTTCAGAAGCAAATTGATGCAGCACAAGCTCAATATGATATAAACGCAAGTGAAGAAAACTACATAGCCTTACAAAGTGAAAAAGTAAGAATGCTTGAACTTGAAGAAACTATTACAGGTCAGTTGTCTGAACAAAAGACAAACGCAGTAGCTTTAGAAAAAGAACTTTTAGAAACTCAAAACGAGATAAGAGCTGAAGGACTTTCAGGACTACAAAGAGAATTAGAAGAACTTAGGTCTGCTTATGAGTTAAAGAAAGAGATGGCTAGAAAGTCAGGAATGGACACTACTGCTATTGAAAAAGAATTTAATAAAGAAAAATCACTTTTAATACAAGAAAATGTAAACACTCAGTTAGAAGCGTTCTCAGGACTTGCAGGAGCTTTAAGTTCTTTAGCAGGTGAAAATAAAGCGTTAGCTGTAGCAAGTGCAGTAATAGATACCTATGTAGGTGCAAATAAGGCATTTGCTCAAGGAGGTGTAGCAGGGTTTGTAACAGGAGCAGCCGTAATTGCAGCAGGTTTAAATAATGTAAGAACAATCTTAGCAACAGATGTTCCAACTTCAGGAGGAGGAGGAGGAGGAGGAATTTCAGCACCTGCTGCACCACCTGCACCTCAAATGATGTCAGGAGCTTTTGATTTATCAGGTGGATTAGAACCTGAACCAACTCGTGCTTATGTAGTTACAGACGAAATGACAAACAGTCAAAACCAATTAGCCAATATAAGAAGAAGGGCTACAATCTAAAATCAAATAAAAATTAATTAAATATATTATATACTATGCCTTGCGAAGAATGTGAAAACGGAAAAGTAAAATGGGGAAAGACAGGAGATTGTCAATATGACTCAATTGCTGAATGTGAAGAAGCGAACAAAGACTATTACGAAAAGACTACATCTATTGTTGAGTTAGTAATTTCAGATGATAGTCAAGAACTAGCTATTGATGCAATTAGTTTAGTAACTTCACCTGCAATAGAACAAGACTTTGTTTACTTTGGAAAAGAAAAGAATAACTTAACATTTGCAAAAGTAGATGAGGAGAAAAGAATGTTGGTTAGTCCTGCTTTAATTCCTAACAAGCAAATATTTAGACACGACCCAAATACAGACAGCGACTATTATGTTTACTTTTCAAAAGAAACAGTACGCAAAGCTTCTGAGTTATATTTAAAACATAACAATCACCATAAAGCTACATATCAACACCAAGACAGAGTTTCAGGCGTTCTAACGGTTGAAAGTTGGATTAAGGAAGGTGACCAAGACAAGTCTAAGTTATACGGTTACGACTTACCTAATGGCACTTGGTTTGTAAAAATGAAGATAGAGAATGACGAACTTTGGAATAAAATCAAAGAAGGAGAATTAAAAGGACTTTCAATAGAAGGCTACTTTACTGACAAGATGGAACAAATGTCAGAAAAAGCTCCTACGACTGAGGAAATCTTATCGGCACTAAATGAAATAATAAGCGAAAATCAAACAAAGTAATAGTTTATCTATTATATATTACAAACACTAATAAAACTAAAAAGAAATCATGGACATTAAAGAACAAATCTTAGTTGCCTTAGGTCTTAACAAAGAAGAAACAGTTAAGTTAGAATGGCAAGCAAAATCAGAAGACGGAACAATATTTGTTTCAACTGCTGAAGAATTAGAAGCAGGAGTAGATATTTCAGTATTAACTGAAGACGGAACTACAATATTATTACCTGTTGGAACTTACAAAACTGATACAGGAGTATCTTTCAGAGTTGAAGAAGAAGGTATTGTTGCTGAAGTTATTGAGTCTGAAACAGAAGAAGAAGTTGAAGCAGGATATGATGATGAAAAAGAAGAAATGACTGAAGAAGTAAAAGAAGAAGAATTAGCTGAAGCTGTTGAGTTTGCATTTCCTGAAACTGATGCTGAGAAAGCAGATTGGGCTAAGTCTTACGAAGAAATGAAAGATAAAGTTGATAATTTAATGGATGCAATTGCTGATATTAAAGAAAGATTAGGAGAAGGTGATACAGAGGTTGAAGAAATGGCTGAAGAAGTTGTTGAGCCTACTACAAATCCTAAGTCTATTAAAACTACAGAAGTAGTTGAGTTCTCAGCAGAAGATGAATTGACTAAATTAAAAGAAGAAAACGAAAGATTAAAGACTGAGTTAGCAGCACAACCTGCATCAGCACCTTTAGATACAAACAAGTTCAGCTCAGATAGAAAGCCAATGGCTAGAAATGAATACAACAAACTATCAAGACGAGAAAAATTCTTACACGATTTAAATAAATAATATAATAACTTAAAAACAAAAAAAATGGCGTTTACTACAACATCAAACTTTGCAGGAAAAGCAGCAGGATTTTACATCAGTGCAGCTTTAAAGCAAGCAAACTCGTTAGACTACTTAACTCTTATTGAGAATATTAAGTATAAATCTAACATTCAAAGAATGGCAGGCTCAGGAGTAGTTGCAGATGCAACGTGCGACTTTACTGACGCAGGTACTTTAGCACTTACAGAAAAAGTATTAGAACCTAAGAACCTACAAATCAACTTAGACCTTTGCAAGTCTACATTATTGGACAGTTGGGAAGCTCTACAAATGAGAGCAGGAGCAGGAGCACCACCACCTGCATCTTTTGATGACTATGTTATCTCTTATATGGGAGAAATCATTGCACAAGCAACTGAAGAAAGTATTTGGGAAGGAACTGCTGTAGCAGGGAAATTTAACGGTTTCTTAGGGGCGGCTACAGGTCTTTTATTACCGGGAGTTGATGCAACTGTTGTTCAATCTTCAGCTTCAGCAGCTTACACAGCAGGTAACATTATTGCTAACTTACAAACTTTAACTGCTGACATGGCAGCTAACATTTCTGCGGTATTAAGAAAAGATGACTTACATATTTATATGTCACCTAAGACTTACGCTTTATATGTATCAGCAGTATCTACTTTAGGTTATGTTAACGCTTACAATATGAACGGAGACTATGCACCTGTTTTTGAAGGGTACAAAATCGCTGTATGTAACGGAATGGCTGACAATCAAGTAGTAGCAGCAGAGAAGTCTAACTTATTCTTTGGAACTGACTTACTTTCAGACGCTACTAGAATTACTTTGATGGATATGGCTGCTTTAGATGGTTCTGACAATATGAGATTAGTTGCTCGTTATTCAGCAGGTGTTCAGACAGGAGTTGGAGCTGATATCGTAAGACAATCATAATAAAATAAATAATACGGATGGAGGGGGTTAAACCCTTCCACCCTTAACCTAAAAAAATAAAATAAAATGGCTTGTACAGCACTAACAAAAGGTAGGGGGCTCGACTGTAATAGAATTTCAGGAGGGGTAAAAAAAATATTCTTTTCTGTATTTGATGAGGACGTTTCTTATACTTATGACGCAACACACCCTTTAGAAATTGACGCAATAGATTGGAACGCTACTACTATTTATGAGTATGTTATGCCTTTAGGTGTGGCTTCAATTACTGATACAATTACAGGAAGTAGAGAAAACGGAACTATTTTTTACACTCCAACTTGTAGTATTATGCTTAATAAACTTACTAAAGAAGACCAAAACGAAATTAAACTTTTAGGAAAATCAAAAGTAAGAATTTTTGCAGAATTGAACCAACAATTAACTAACGGACACAATGTATTTATTGCATTAGGAATGTCTAACGGAATGGAACTTAACGCAGGTACTATGGATAGCGGTGCTGCATTCGGTGACCGTAACGGATATACTCTTACATTTGATGGTTTAGAGCCAATTCCTTTTGCTTTCTTAGAAGATTACACAACAACTCCATGGGATCAAAGTGGATTTGTTAATGAGGCAGGAACTTTTCCTACAACATCTTAATTAGTTTTCTTATATATTCTTGATTGAGGGGTGCTAACGCACTCCTTTTTCTTTTTAAAGCAAATAAATTCAAAGTTTTTCTATTATATAACAGACAAACTAACTATGATACAAGCAACAACAGAAACAGAAATTAAAATAAATGTTCAAACTGAGGACAATCGTATAAATACTTCTGTTGCTTCTACTCAAATAAGGCACTTAGTTAAATTCACAAACGACTTAGATAAGTCAGTTTATTATGCTTACGGAAATACTGAACTTATTAAAGATAGATATACTAATATAAATATTTCTTACGGAACTACACCTAATATTTACACAGGAGTAATAAAGCTATTTCCTGCAGGATATTATAAGTATGAAATTTATGAGGTTAGTTGGATAGGAACAGTAACTGTTTCTTCAGGTAATGCACCTGCAACAGAAGATGATGTTTTAAGTCCTGTTGCTGATACTAAAGGAATAGTGCAAGGGTTAGTTACAAAAGGCAAAATGAACTTATCAGAAAAAGACGGAACGCAGCAAGTTCAATACACTCAGAGAGAAGCACCAACAGAAACAAACTATATATATTACGGACAATAAAATAAAATAAAATGGCAATAGAAAACGTTCAACAATTATTAACTGAGCAACTAGGAAAAAATAGATGTGATGTAATTACAACTACAGCAATGACAAGTAAAGATTATTATGCAATTCACTTTGTTACAGAAAGTGTAATAGCTTCAATAACAGCTACTAATATTCAAACAGGTACAGGTTCAGCAGCAGCAAGTCTTCACACGACTATTCCTGCAGGAACGACTTTATTTCTTCAATGTACAGCTATAACTTTGACAAGTGGTTTAGCTATTTGTTACTACGAGCAAGTTATATAATGTTAGCACTTAAACAAGGACTAAGTTTAGTAAGCACTAATACCTTAGGGGGTTGGCAACCTTCTGATGAAACAGGTTTAGAAGCGTGGTATAAATATCAATCAGGAATTACATTAAATGGTTCTGATGTTTCAGCTTGGGCTGATAGTTCTGAGAATAGTTTTGATATGGTTCAAGCTACTGCAACTGAGCAACCTGCTTACAATTCAGGAGCAATAGAGTTTACACCTGCTGACACTCACAATTTACAATCTGCTAGTGATATTACTTTGAGTGGTGCTTTTACTATTGGTATAAAGTTAGAGCCTGACGCTTCAAATTTAACTGTTTTAGGTTCAAATACTACACCGAATGAATTTTTTAAAATTAGTACAAGTACAACTTTAAGGTTTAAAACTGACGGCTCACAAATTGAAATTACTTTAGATAGTGGAAGTTTTGTAGCTGACTTATATTTAGTTGTTACTAGGAACGCTTCTAACTTAATCACTCTTTATAAAAATGGTGTAGCACAAGCAGACACAGAAACTTTAGCAGGAACTGCTGATATAAACGCAATAGGTGTTAGAAGGACAGACTTAAATCCTTATGACGGAACAATTAGCGAAATACAAATATTTGACACAGAAAGCACAGCACTTACAGCTAATGTAAATACTTATTTATCAAACATATAAAATGGAAAACATACTTAGTATAAACTTAGAAACATCAACAGCTCCTGTAGTACAGGAAGTAAGGGGGCGTGACTATATAGAGTACGGAACAGAAGATTGGAAGAACCTTTACCCACAGTTCTTAATTGATTTATATTACAATTCTAGTACACACGCTGCAATCGTTAATCAGACTGCTGAGATGATTGCAGGAACAGACTTAATAGCTGAAGAAGAAGACGCAATAAATTTAGAAGCTTATGTTAAACTTAAGAAGTTTTTAAGACACGCAAATTCAAATGAAAGTTTACATCAAGTAATTAAAAAAATAGCTTTTGATTTTAAGCTTCAGGGAGCATACGCTTTGCATATTGTTTGGAATAGAGAAAGAACAGAAATAGCAGAAGTGTATCACGTACCTGTAGAGCGTGTAAGAGCAGGAAGACCAAATGAGATGGGGAAGGTAGATACTTTCTTTATAAGTGCTGATTGGGGGAACACTAGGACAAATAAACCATACCCTATTGCTGCTTTTAATGTGAACGATAGAACTTCAGGAAGTCAGTTAATTTATTCAGGTTCTTATAGTCCTAATATGGACATCTATCATACACCTGATTATATAGCAGGTTGCAATTGGGCTTTAGTTGACCAAAAGGTTGCTGAGTTCCATTTAAATAATATAGAGAACGGATTTGCAGGTTCTTACTTTGTCAGCTTTGCGAATGGAATTCCAACTCAAGAAGAAAGAAGACAGATAGAACAAAGTTTAGTAGAGAAATTTACAGGAGCTTCTAACTCAGGGAAGTTTGTATTGACTTTCTCTGATGATAAGACTAGAACACCTGAAATAACTCCTATAAGCGTTTCTGACGCAGATAAGCAATACTTGGCTTTACAAGAGCTTTTAGTATCAAATATTTGTGCGGCTCACAGAATTACATCTAAAACTTTAATGGGTATTGATACTTCTAATGGCTTTTCTAGTAATGCAGACGAACTTATAAATGCTGCTAATTTCTATCAAAATACAGTAGTAAAAGGTTTTCAATTAAATATCTTAAATACTTTACAGACTATATTCTCAGTAAACAATATAGATTTGCCTGTTGAGTTTGTACAATTAAAACCTATTACAGTTCAGTTTGACTCTAAGACTATTAGAGAAGTTATGACGATTGACGAAATAAGGTCTGACTTAGGGCTTGAACCTTTAGAACAAGATGAAGATACAGTTGAGCAAGACGTAAAGCTATCTAAGGCAGGAATGATAGACGGACAGCCTGTTTTTACTACAATAGAAGAAGCTGAAGCACACGCTAAGACAATAGGTTGTGAAGGGTATCACGAACACGACTTAGAAGGGCAAACTGTTTATATGGCTTGTGAAGGACATACTGAAGCAACAGAACTAGAGTCTTTTATTGAAGAATTTGGAGAAGATATTCCTGAAGATTGGGAATTAATAGAAGAAGAAATTGTTGACGGAGAACACCAAGACTTTGACTATGAAGCTGAACTAAATAGTTATAACAAAACAGAATTAGCATCTACAGGAACAGCAAGACCTAACGCTAGAAGTAAGCAAGACGGTACTAATAAATCAGATAATGATTTTTACAAAGTTAGATATGTTTACACTAAAGATAATTTCTTAAGTCAAGAAGGAAGTACAAGAGATTTTTGTAATATTATGATGTCAGCTAAAAAGGTTTACAGAAAAGAAGATATTATACAAATGGGTTCAAGAGCTGTAAATGCAGGATGGGGTCCTAGAGGTGCAGCTACTTATTCAATTTGGCTTTACAAAGGCGGAGGAAATTGCCATCACTTTTGGTTAAGACAAATTTATAAAACATCTTTAAGAGGTGCAAAGAGTAACATTAAGCCAAGTGAAGCAATATCTTACACTAAAGCTTTATCTGAAGGGTTTACAGCAGAAAGAAACGACAAGCTAGTAGCAAGACCACCAAAGAGAATGAAAAATAACGGATTTTTAGAACCAAGATAATTATGGCATACGTATTATTTATATCAGAAGCAAAGCTGAAAGACAGCACAGCAATAAACTTAAATGTAGACACTGAAATATTGTTACCTTATGTGTTACAAGCTCAGCGTATTTATATAGAAACAAAATTAGGAACTACACTTTACGAAAAATTAGAAAGTTTAATTACAGCAGGAACAATTGGTAATGTAGGTAATGAAGCTTACAAAACTTTAGTAGATGAGTATATAGGCGACTGTTTACCTTCTTGGGCGTTTCATATGTGTATTCCTTATTTACGCTTTAAAACGGAAAACGGTAACATCTATTCAAAGACTTCAGAGACAGGTAATGCTTTAAGCACAGAAGAAGCTCAACACCTTAGAGAAGAAGTAAGAAACAATGCTGAATACTTTACGGAACGAATGATTAAGTATATCACTAATAATATAACTCTTTTTCCTGAATACAATACCAATAGTGGAGCAGACATTTCACCTGACCAAAATGCGTATTACAATGGTATGAACCTAGAACGACCAATGAGACAGGGAACTAAACTTACATTGAGAAACTTTTTAAACGCTTCTGATTACTAATGAAGAAACACTATAAACCGAAAACTAAAAATGTTACTAAGCTAAAGACTTACTTAGATAAAAAAACAAAACAAAATGACAGAAGTAAAAGACACTCTACAAGTAGGGTTAGCTAATAGTTCAGCAATAGCTTTCAGCATAACAGACTGTAACGAAATACTAACGCTAGTGTCTCTAGTTCTAGCAATTAGTTTTACTATATATAAATTCATTCAATTTGAAAAATCTAAATAGATGGCTCGTAAAGTTATTACAAGTGGTTTTAAAAGCGTTAAAAAGAAACGAAAGGGTGTACACTCAAAAAACGCAAGTAAAGGACAGAACGGCTATAAAAAAGCCTACAGAGGTCAAGGGCGTTAATCTTTTAATCATTAGAGATACTTTTACAAAAGAAAGCACTATTGGTAAACTTTTTATTAATGGTGAGAATTTTTGTGATACCTTAGAAAATCCTTATATTAATAACGAAAGAAACATAAGCTGTATTCCTGAAGGACAATACAAAGTAAGACTAAGACTTCCAAGAGAAAGCGCAACAAGAGATTACTTACATTTATTAGTTCAGGATGTTCCTGATAGGGATTGGATCTTATTTCATAGAGGAAATACAGCTAAAGATACAAGCGGTTGTATTCTAGTGGGAAACGGTCGTGAACAAGACATTGTTGAAAACTCACGTTTAGCTATGGACTTACTAATCAAAGAAATACTAAATTTGGGCGGAGAAAATATTAATTTAATAATCAAAAATAAATAGTTATGAAAAAGTTTTTAGAAAAGTACCTTATCGGTCAAATGGTAAAGAGCAAGAAGTTTTGGTATGCAGTTAGTTCAGTAGTAGTACCTGCTTTAGTTACTTACTTAGGAGTTGATGAAACAACTGCAAAAGATTTATACTATGCTATCTTAACACTTATAGTAGGTCAGGGTATTGCTGATGTCGCTAAAAAGTAATAGATACAGATTAAAGCCGCATGAAATTGTGGCACTAGAAAAGATGCGAGAAGCCGAAACTAGAAATGTTCTAGTTATCGGTGACTTGCACGAACCATTCTGTTTAGATGGTTACTTAGACTTTTGCATAGAACAATACTATGCTTATAATTGCACAGAGGTAGTGTTTATAGGTGATGTAATAGATAATCACTACTCAAGCTATCACGAAGCTTCAGCAGATGGAATGGGCGGCTTAGATGAGCTTGAATTAGCTATTAAGAAAATAGGCAGATGGCGTGACGCTTTTCCTATGGCTACAGTTATTATAGGAAATCACGACAGGATTATAATGAGGAAAGCTCAAACCTCTAGTATTCCTTCTAAATGGATTAAGTCTTTCAAAGAAGTATTAGAAACTCCTAATTGGAACTTTGTAGAACGATACGAGTTAGACGGAGTACAGTATATACACGGTGAAGGTGGAACGGCTAGGACTAAATGTCGTGCTGATATGATGAATACAGTACAAGGACACTTACACACCCAATGTTATACAGAACACTATGTAGGAAAGAAGTTCAGAGTATTTGGAACTCAAGTTGGTTGCGGTATCAATCACAAATCTTATGCTATGGCTTACGCTAAATATGGTAAAAGACCTGCGGTTTCTTGCGCAGTTGTACTAAATAACGGTCAAACTCCACTCAATTTGTTAATGCCTTTATAGGTTTTTAACCCCTTTTTCAACCAATTTTAATCTTTTTTTTAATTTATTTTAGTATTATTTACTAGATAAGGAATAACTTTTTTTAATATTTTTAGACCACCAATTCCTGGTCCTCTAAATGAATTTATAGATGTCCTATTAGCTTTATCAAATGATGCTTTAAATATATAATGAAAATTATACTTACTTGTAAGTTCCTTTACCTTTTCAGCTATTTTCATTACTG